AATTGGGCACTTGCTTCAAATCGAATGAGACAGTTGGGCATACATGCGTCAGAGACTGCTTGGGTAGGTACCAAATTTGATCATGTTTTAGAAAATGACAGCAGTATAGACAATTTATATGCTCAGGTTAGATCATTGATTAAAAGTCCGGAGTTAGAGCCCCTTGACGCCAGCGAACGCCCTCTTTATGTAGGACTCGTTGACAATTGGCACACACCGTCTTAAGATTCAAGACGCTGTTGTTCATTAAATTTCCATCAATATGGAACACATCAAACTGTTCCATATGTTTGCTACTGAATCCACATTTATCACAGGCATTCTTCTTTTTATAGCCTGCTAGAGCCCATAACGGGTTTCCTTGTTCACGGCTTCGGCTACAGTGATCACACTTAGACCTATAATAAGGTCTTCCTTCTTTATAGTAGTTGACTGCTACTGGTCTTTGTCGACATATCTTACATAAATTTCTCATACCCGCCCTTTTCGTGCCCTTTTGTCATGGTATTTACCCTGGTTTTTTTCTAATATACAGCTAAATAAAACAAAGTAATCCAATTAAGGAGATTTAAAACATGGCTACAGTATTAGGTTCCCCAGGCGTAAGCGTAACGGTAGTAGACGAGAGTTTCTACACACCGGCAGCCCCTGGCAGCACTCCAGTTATTTTCGTTGCTACCGCGGCGAACAAACAAAACGCCAGCGCAACAGGCACAGCACAGGGTACTTTAAGTTCCAATGCTGGTAACGTGTATGTGCTATCAAGTCAACGCAACTTAACCGATACATTTGGTACACCGCGTTTTTACACAGATGCGTCAAGCAATCCTATTAACGGCGACGAATTAAACGAATATGGATTACAAGCGGCATACAGCTTATTAGGTATTAGTTCAAAAGCCTATGTTGTTCGTGCTGATATTGACCTAGGACAACTTGTTCCTACAACTACTGCTCCAGAAGGTACGCCAGTAGCAGGCACTTACTGGGTGAATCCAGTAACTAGCTCATTTGGTATTAACCAATGGAGTAGTTCAACACAGAGTTTTAGTGTAATAACTCCATTAATCATTGACAATGATAATTTTGACGCAACTACTACAGTAGCAGGTCTTCCAGCTGATAGTTTTGGCAAACCAGGCGACTATGCTATGATTGTTACATCAGACAACGGCGCAACAATGACTCCTGATGCTTTATATTACAAGACATCAGCAAACAGCAATGCTTGGGTAGAAGTAGAATATGGTTTTGATGGTGGAAAACAATTAGTAATTGGACCACACACAAGTTACCCAGATTTTACCACATCAACTGGATCAAGCGCAGATACTGGTAGTGTATGGATTAAAACAACTACTCCTGGTATGGGCGCAAATTGGGTGGTAAAATATTACAATGGTGCTACATCTAGTTGGACTAGTGTAACAGCCCCATTATACAACAGCAACCTACAAGCTCTATATAATTATGATTTTGCCGGTGGCGGATCAAACATCGCTGTAGGTACAACCTATGTTGAAACTGATCCTGATCATTATGGAATAACAACTGCTACAACAGCGGTTGCTGAATTCAAAGTTAAGAGATACACAAGTAATGGTCCAACTTCTATTGTTAGTCCAGCAACTACCTTCAAGAGCACATTAACTAACAAAACTTTTGTTATCAGAGAAACATTACAAGGTTCAGCACAGTGGGCCAATACAGCAACTATCACTGTTCCGTCAGATTTTGTAAACACATTGGCGGCTAACATTGCTACAGCAATTAACGTATCTGGTATGACTAATGTCAGTGCTAGTTACAATACACTTACAAACAAATTAACTATTACCCACGCATTGGGTGGTGATTTTGAATTGTATGACTACGCAGGTACTCCGTTGGCCGATGTTGGATTTAGTGCTTACAGCTACGATTCAGCAACAATGACAGCTACTGGAACTCCTAATTTGTACACAGCTCCTATGGCTGATTTAACCACAGTATCAGGAAATCCTCCTTATACATTTATTGCCAGTAACTGGGCTCCATTGGTTTACGAAGCATCCGCTGTAGCACCAAGTACTGCTCCAGCAGATGGTACACTATGGTTTGACAGCAGTATCAGTTCAGTTGATATTCTATACAACAACGGCAGTGCTTGGGTTGGTTATTTAAACGCTTTCCCAAGTACAGATCCAAACGGTCCAATTGTGTCAGCACTAGCTCCAACAACACAGAGCAATGGTAACGCATTGGTAACTGGTGATATTTGGATCAGTACAGCAGTCATTGACAATTATGGTCAAGTAATTTATGTTTACAACAGCGTAACTGGTGGCTGGGTATTACAAGATACCACCGACCATCATACCCCAAATGGTTGGGTTTACGCAGATGCTCGCTGGACATCAGGAGTTGATACTAATTATCAACCAGCTACAATTTCAGCACTATTAAACAGCAACTATGTTGATAGCGACTGTGTAAGTCCATTACTATATCCAAAGGGTACACGTTTGTATAACCTACGTTGGAGTGGTAACAATGTTAAGAAATACATGATGAACTATATCACCGGAGTTGAAGGTGATGTGGGTGATCGTTGGGTTTCTGTTAGCCCTAATAATGCGCTTGGTCAAGGCCAATTTGGTCGTTTAGCACAACGCAGTATTATTGTTGAATCACTAAAAGCAACAATTGATACAAACACAGCAATCCGTGATACTGAAACATTGACATTTAACTTGATTGCCTGCCCAGGATATCCTGAAGTAGTACAAAACCTAGTTAACTATAATACAGATGTTGGTAACACAGCATTTGTCATTGGTGATACACCATTCCGTTTACCGGCAGATTCTAACTCATTGAATAACTGGGGTAGCAACGCTGCACTTGCCGCAGATAACGGTGATCAAGGTGCGGTAACATATGATGACTATTTGGCATTCTTCTATCCAAGTGGGTTGACCAATGACAATACTGGTAACAAAATTGTTGTTCCGCCAAGTCACATGATGTTAAGCACAATCGTTAACAGTGATGCCGTAAGCTATGAGTGGTTTGCTCCAGCTGGTTTAAATCGCGGTGGAATTATCAATGCTACTTCAGTAGGCTACATTGATAGTACTACAGGCGAATTCCAAACAGTAAGCCTATATGAAAGCCTACGTGATATAATGGCCAGTGTTAAAGTTAATCCAATCGCAACACTAAAAGGTGCTGGCATTGTTAACATGGGTCAATACACACGTTCAAAGGTTTCTAGCGCATTAGATCGTATCAACGTAGCTCGCTTAGTAGGTTACCTACGTAGACAGTTAAGCATATTATCTAAACCATATTTGTTTGAGCCAAATGACAATCAAACACGTGGTGAAGTTAAAAATGCTGTTGAAAGTTTGCTATTAGAATTGGTTGGTCAACGTGCTTTGAATGACTTCATTGTAGTATGTGATACAAGTAACAACACACCTGCTACTATTGATAGAAATGAATTGCATGTAGACATTGCTATTGAACCAGTTAAAGCAGTTGAATTCATTTACATACCGCTACGTATCCTTAACACTGGTGCGATTGCGGCTGGTAACCTTGGGGCAGGATTTCCTGGCTCTGGAAGCAAATAATTAAGAATAAGGAGCATTTAACATGCCAGTTTCAAGTTTAAGTAATTTTTCAGTACCGTTAGCAAACAACGCGGGATCAAGTTCCCAAGGTTTGTTGATGCCAAAACTAAGGTATCGTTTTCGCGTTACTTTAAATGGCTTTGGCGTGGCTGGTAATCCTACAACAGAATTAACCAAACAAGTCATGAACGTGACTCGTCCAGAAGTTAGTTTTGAAGAAATTAAAGTGGCTGTTTATAACAGCACAGTAAAATTAGCAGGACGTCATAGTTTTGCTGATATTAAACTAAATGTTCGTGATGATGTTACTAATGCTGTTAGTAAAAAAGTTGCTGAACAAATGCAAAAACAATTTGATTTCTTTGAACAAGCCAGTGCAGCTTCAGGTATTGACTACAAGTTTGCCACACTAATTGAAATATTAGATGGTGGTAACGGTAGCTTTACTCCAAATGTATTGGAAACATTCCAATTGGACGGATGCTGGATTAAAACTGTTACATACCAAGGTGGGGATTACACAAACAATGATCCATTAGATATTGCTATGACAATTTGTTACGATAATGCTACACAAGTTGATGGAGCAGGAAACGTAACTGGTCTAGGCGTAAATATTGGACGTACAGCACGTACTCTAGCCATAGGTGGTTAATTTTAACTAAAGCAGGCAAAGCCAGGAGTAAAAATCCTGGCTTTTTTTATTGACTAAATAATTTTATGAGTAATGCGTTCACTAATTTTCTAGGAAATGTAACTGACGGGTTTTTAGGCAATCCATCGCCTACTATGAAAGACCGTGTACATGCCAGCAATTTATATGTTGCCAACACGTATGCTAGAGCACCAAAGTTAGGATTTCTATATTTTTTATCTTTTAACTACAATCAAAATGTTGTAAGAGATGCCGCCTGGGCCAAGACAGGCGAAACAGATGTTGGACTATTGGCTAAAAAAGTGGATCTCCCTAGATTTAAAATTTCCACTGATACGTTAAATCAATACAATAGAAAAACCAAGATACAAACTAAGTTAGACTACGAACCTATTAATATTGAATTTCATGATGATAACAGTAACCTTACTAGTGGGCTTTGGAGAAATTATTACAAGTATTATTACACAGATAGTACTTATGGCGGATCTAATGATTTTACAGTGGCTAGCTCTCCAGCAAAATCAAGTGTTGTAAAACAACTATTTGGCGGGTTGAGCGCTCCTGGCAGTAAAAAGAATAAAGGATCTACAGCTAAACCAGCTATGAGTCAAGCATATAGTGATACAAAATTTAGTTCTTCAAATTATCTCTATGGGTTGAGCAGTTTCCAAAAAGATCCGTTTTTTAGTAGCATAGATATCTATGTGTTACACCAACACAAATTTACACAGTTTACACTAGTAAATCCACTGATAACAGAATGGGCACACGACAATTTAGATCAAGACCAGGGCGGCAAGATTTTACATAATCGAATGACAGTGACCTACGAAAATGTGTTTTATCAATCTGGAAAAATTACCAAGGGTTCAGATTCTGGTGCGTTCACAAATTATTATTATGATACCACCCCTAGTCCATTAAGCATTGGTGGTAAAGGATCTAATTCATTGTTTGGCCCTGGTGGTATTGTCGCTGGTACTGAAGCAATATTTGGTGAAAATGGCGCAATCGCAGAAGGAAATTATCTAGGGGCCGCACTTCAAACTGTTACCTTACTTAAAAATGCGGCAAATATCACCAAGTCAAGTTTAGTATCAGAAGGTTATAGTATAGCCAATGGAGCATTGAACAGCATAGCAAGTGGTGGAAATCAACCAGGTGGTATTGGAAGTCAAGCGGCTGCGGCAATTAGTCAAACTAATCCAGGCGCGGCAATATTCTTTTCAGGTTCAAATAATTCCAGCGTAAATGGAAATATTGTAGCTTCACCAGTTAACACACGAAAATAATAATGGCAAATACCACATATAATAATATACCCTTTGAATCGGTACTCAGTTCAAACAGTACAGTACAGTCTTTTGACAGCTATTATAGTAAGCCTGTTGAATTAAATTCAGGAGTACTAAATGCTGTGACGGCATTCTTTACCAAGAGAGGATTCGATCCACAAGCCGCACAATCAATAGCTGTGATAATTATCAAACAGGCCAAAAAAGACAATTACAATCCAATGACTATTTTGGATACTATTTCAGGCTATGATTCAGCACAGATCAGCGCACTGGTCACTGAAATCCTAAACTACAATAGATATAAATCCAGTTTCCTTGGATATGCTTTGGCATTTGTTACCAATCCAGAAGTAGCACGTAATATTTTAGCATGAAATTTAGTCAAGGTGTATATCAGGTAAAGAACCCTGAAAAATATATGGGTAATAAGGCTCCTACATATCGTAGTGGCTGGGAATATACCTTTATGACATTTTGTGATAATAATCCTAGTATACAGCAGTGGTCCAGTGAAAGTGTTAAAATTCCCTACAGGGATCCGCTGACAGGAAAAAATACAATTTATATTCCTGATTTTTTAATCAGCTATGTGGATAAAAAATTAAAGAAACATGTTGAACTTATTGAGATAAAACCTTCAAATCAAACACTAGCTGAAAAAGTTGGAAAAAATCCCTATAATCAAGCTCAGTATGTTAAGAACATGGCCAAGTGGGAAGCTGCCAGCGCATGGTGTCGAAGTCAAGGAATCAAATTTAGAATATTGAATGAAACCGATATCTATCAAAATACTAAGAAAGTGAAATAAGTAAGAGTATGACAAAGAAACTAGAAGAAATATTTGATTTACCCGAAGACAATGGTCCTGTTATTGAGCCGCCATCGGGTCCAACAAACACACAGGTTATTAATCTAGAAGAAAAACTAGAAGAGTTTGATAAAATTGCTGCCGCCTTGCCTCGAGTAAAGGGCTTAGGCGACATCAGCGATTCGGAATTAGATGCCTTGGCCGCAAAAGCAGAACAGGCCTATGATGACCTAATGGACTTGGGCATGAATGTTGAAGCACGTTACGGAGCTCGTATGTTTGAAGTAGCCGCTAACATGATGAATGCCGCTATCACAGCTAAAACCAATAAAATAGAAAAGAAGTTAAAGATGGTAGATCTGCAGCTCAAAAAGCTGGCAATTGATAAGAAACACGGGAATGAGAGTGGGGAAACAGTTGAAGGTGAGGGTTATATACTTACAGATCGCAACAGCATCCTAGAAAAAATCAAAAATATGAATAAATAAATTACTATGAAAACTTTTAAAGAATATCTATCTGAATCTGTTGCTACACGCAAACACGAATTTCGTGTTAAGGTGGCTGGAGAATTTAGCGCGGATCAAGAATCAAAATTAAAATCAATGCTTGAACGTTTCCAAGTAGATGCTTTTAAAAAATTAAAAACTACCCCCGTCCAAAGTCTTCCACTAGACTTCCCGCAAGTACGTAACTGTGAAGTTACAATTTTTGAAGTTACATTGGATTATCCAACAACGCAACAGGAACTTAGAGAATATCTAAGTTCTGGTTTACAGATTAATCCAAAAATGTTGGCTGTGGTTCGTCCAGGCGAACCTAGCGAGCAATATCAAGAACCCGTAGTAGAACGCACTACTGCTTTGCTACATGATCCTGATTACAAAGAAGCCGGCAATCCAAATTTTGACGACTACTATGGTAGCAAATACAATAGTGGATTTGTAAAAGAATTGAATGACCTTTTAAAATTACAACGCAAAGTTCGTGGAGAAGTTATTCCTGAAGGTGAAGTCAGTCCTATCATGAGTAACGAAGAACAGCCATCGCACAGTCCAATCGCACAAACGGACTATGATCCAAGGAAGAAATAATATGCAAATGATCGACGTACTAAAGCGTTTGGCCGAACTAGACGCAAATAATCCAAATATAATTAAAGAATCACAGGCCGTTGAAGAATGTGGCCCAATGGGAATGATGAGTTCTCCAGAAGCTCCTAAAACTCCTGCTACTATCAACATTACTGCTGGCAGTGGTGAAGAATTGAGTGGTATGTTGGCTGCTATCATGAAACTTGCTGGTGTAGAGAAAGTCGGCGACGAACACATGGGCGTGGAACATGAGCCAGCAATCATGACAGCTGAGCCAAGTGTGGGTGTTATGCCTTCCGCAGGTGATGACATGCGTAGCGTATTGGATAAATTAAATCCAGAAGATAGCGAAGAGGAAACAGACGAAGGTATCGCAGACCGTATGTTTGACAACAGCCCTGATGAAGAAGTCGAAGGTCCAAATGCCTTTACTGATCACGGCGACTTAGATAAGAATCCAGCAATGGGTGGCGATACTGCTAAAAATCATGATACTCGTAGCCGTGTACGCAATCAACCAACTGCTACAATGGAAGAAATCACAGCCAATTTGTTTGATGAATACAAACAGTTCATGACTGAAAATATGGACAGCGAAGAATATGTAGCTTGTATTGTTGACTTCAACCGTTCGGGCCGAGCTATAGTAAGAAGAACCAAACCAATTAGCAAAGAAAGAGCGGAAGAAATTATTGCAAATACTAAGGCAAAAAATACATTTGTACATCCACCATTTATGACGATCTATCCAGCAAGTGCTGGAAATTTAGATGGTAGCACTATTATGAGACAGTTTCCAGACATGAGTAAAGAAGACAGCAAAACAGGCACAATGGAAGGCGAAGAATTAGATATTGATAGTTTTACTAACGGAAATGAACCAAACTTTACAGGTCGTGACGAAGAAGATTTTGATAAAGCTCAAAAAATGTTTGTAAACTTTCTTAAGAAAAAAGGTAAGGCAGTAGATTCAATTAACGATGATGCTTTTCCCGTACTTATAGCAATGTGCCAAGGTCAACCTTGTGCTTGGTATGATCTAGAAAATGCTCATGGATATCTTGCTCCATAATCATACTTTAGGATATAATCCCAATAGCCTCTTTGGAGGCTATTTTTTTCAGTAAATAACATTATGGGCTCAAAGAATCTCGATGGCGTTTTAATAAAAAAAGCGAATACAACACAAAAATGGACTGAAAAAGATATTCAGGATTTGATGCTATGTCAAGATCCTGTTGAAGGTCCTAAGTATTTTTTAAAAAACTTTTTCTATATTCAACATGCTACCAGAGGGCAGATAAAATACGATGCCTTTGAATATCAAGACGAACTGTTAGAAAGTTATCATACACATCGTTTCAGTGTAAACATGCTGGGACGACAGATGGGCAAAACTACCACTGCGGTGGGTTACCTATTATGGTATGCCATGTTTAATGCGGATAGCACTATTTTAATTTGTGCTCACAAGTTCTCTGGTGCTCAGGAAATTATGCAACGCCTACGCTATGCCTATGAAACTTGTCCTGACTGGATACGTGCTGGTGTTACCAGTTACAATAAACAAAGTATTGAATTTGAGAACGGTTCGCGCATTGTGGCACAAACAACCACAGAAACAACAGGTCGTGGTATGTCTATATCCCTGCTATACTGTGACGAGTTTGCCTATGTTGCTCCTAATATTGCCAGCGAATTCTGGACTTCTATCGCTCCTACACTGGCAACTGGTGGTAAGGCTATTATTACATCAACACCAAATAGTGATGAAGACCAATTCGCACAAATTTGGAATGAAGCAAACAAACGCATTGATGAATACGGTAATAGCACAGAATTAGGACGCAACGGCTACTATCCTTATATGGCTATTTGGAATCAACATCCAGATCGAGACAAGGTATGGGCTGACGAAATGCGTAGTCAGTTAGGCCCTGAAAGATTCGAACGTGAGCATGAATGTAAATTCTTGATCTTTGATGAGACGTTGATCAGCTCAATGTGTTTGTCAAATTTGGAAGGTGAAGAGCCTAAAATGAAAATGGGCCAAGCTCGTTGGTACAAAAAGATCAATCCGTCAAGCACCTATATCTGTAGTCTAGATCCCAGTTTAGGTACCGGTGGTGACTATGGCGCAATTGAAATAATAGAAATACCCAGTATGGATCAAGTGGCAGAATGGCATCATAATCTAACCCCTGTTCAAGCACAGGTTAGAATCATGCGCGACATGCTATTACATATTGACGAAAAATGTAAGAGTGCCAATGTAACCCCCAGCATTTATTACAGTGTTGAAAATAACACATTAGGGGAAAGTGCCCTAATGGCCATAGAAGCGCTGGGTGAAGAAAGTTTTCCAGGACTATTTTTGAGCGAGCCAGTCAAACGTGGGCATGTTCGTAAGTTTAGAAGAGGATTTAATACAACGCACGGCAGTAAAATATCCGCTTGTGCCAAGTTAAAACAATTAATTGAAACTAAAAAACTTAAAATTCGTAGCAAGGCATTAATTAGTGAATTAAAAACCTTCATAGGTGAAGGCGTGACATTCAAAGCCAAAGGCGGCCAGCACGATGATTTGGTTTCCAGCTTACTTTTGGCCATTAGAATGATCATGACCCTACAGGATTGGGATCCAGCAATCTACGACAAAATGCGTGATCAGGAGGGCTTGGAGGAACATGACTTGCCCATGCCTATTTACATATCCACATATTGATATAAATACTGGATATGAAACCTATTCAAATTATTAGCCAAGATTTATTCGACAAAGTTCGTAGCCGTTTCTCAAATTTAGAAATGGGCGATGAAACTGGCGCAGTGACTATTGATCCTGCAGAAGCACGTTTCTTTGATTTTGACTTTGTTATCGAAGGCAATAACATGGGCCGTGTTAGCATTAGTCTAAACGACCTAGGTAGTTTAAAAGTTTATTACAGCCAAGGTATTACTGAAAATCAAGATGATCCAATCAAACAACAGTGGTTCCATTTTTTAAAAGAAATGAGATTTTTTGCCATGCGTAGATTGCTACGTTTTGACACACGTGACATTGCCAAAACAAATCTTGATAAAAACGATTTTCAACATTTGGCCCAGACACAAGGCCCCAAGGAACAAGAAATGACAACTATGAACGAATCTAGATGGAACAGCAAAAGTTCTAAAAAAACCAGTCGTGCTGTTCAAGGACGCACAGAAGTTATTGTACGACATGCTCGTCCAGTAGATGAAGAATATGCGGGCAGTCGTTCACAACGTAAAAATATTAAGGCAATTTTTATTCAAAACGCAGACGGCGAACGTTTTAAATATCCATTTATTCACCCAGCCGGTGCGTTTGCCATGGCACAGCACGTAGATCACGGTGGAATCCCACATGATGAAGCAGGCAAAGCAATTATTAAAATGAGTGAGCAGATAGCTCAATTAGGCGAATTCCAACGTAAAGTCCACAGCGCAACGCTACACGATGATGCCACTGGCATCAAAGAACGTGCCTTAGGCCGACTAAATGAATTGAAGGCGCAAGTGGAATGTTTGGGAAAAAGAAACCATTACGAAAAATGGATGGAGACTTTTGAAGCTGATCAAGATGCCAGCACCATGATGGAACTTGACAGCGTGACAATGGAAGAATACAAACAAAAATTCACACAAACAAAATTTGAAGAAGAACTAACACAATATTTTCCACTTCTACATAGAATTATGAGTGAAACAAATACTGTTGATCTTGAAGATTATGTAAAAGAAGAAAAAGATGAGGAGTGTGATACATGTCACAAAGCCCCATGTGAATGTGATGACGAACAAGTCAAAGAAGATATTGACGCATTTGAAGAATGGGCCGACGCAACTGAGCAAGGCAAATTAACTGATGATGAAATTGAAACATTGAAAACAGCAGTCGAAGATTTACCAGATGGCAAACTACAATTAGGTCCACAAGGGCAAACAGCATGGCAATTTTTTAGCGAATTAGGTTTAGACTCAAGTGATTTAAAAGATAAATTTTCTAAAATGGCAGATGTAGATGATACCACAAATGCCATGGAAGTATTCAAAGCATGGGCACAAGAAGATTATCCAGAATTATTGGTAGCATTGGGTATGAGTGGCACTGAGCAACAACCACAATCTAACAAAGAAGAACCAACTGCAGAAAATGAAGAAATGGGTGGCATGCCTAACAAAACTATGCCAACTCGTGAAGCAGTTGTTAAAGAAGTTGCCAAATTGGTCAAGAGTCGTTTTAACGAAGACAATCCAGATGTAGGTCCATTTAACGGAAAAGAAAATATTGCCTTGGATGTTAAAAAGAAATGTGCCGAAATGTTTGGTGAAGAAGTTGGCGATCAATGTGAACAGCTAGCAATGGAATTCATGGAAAAACTTTCCAAGAAATGGCAAGAAAAACACGGCAAAGTTGAAGATGATGGTTTGGCAAGATTGAAAGAATTGTTGAACAGCGTCAAGGCAAAAGTAGAAAGTATTGGCGACAAAACTGACAACGGTCATGCTCCTGGCAATAATATAATGCCAGCTGAAGAAGGCCTAGGTGGTAAAATTGCCGCAGGTGCCGCACTATTGGCAGCATTATGGGGTGTTAACAATCACATGGCTAACCAAGCCTATGAAGCAAGCCCACAATTACAAAAATTAACACAATTTTATCAACAAGCAGAAGCACACCATGATGTGGCCAAAATGAAAGAACTTGAACGTAGAATTGAAGATCACAAACTTCGATTAGATTTGGGGCATGGCGAAGTTATGGGCAAAGATGGAAGACCAAAAGAAGTCGTTCCAGAAATGGCAGATATTTTGAAGTTATCCGGTTTGGCAAAATAAAATCAAAATGTAGCAAGATAACTCTTGCGGAGATAAATAAAAACGCATATACTAGTTGTATGCGTTTTTTCTTTTATAAGCAGTGTCTTATAAAAGAGTGGCATAACATTTATTATTAAGGAAAAACATTATGGCAACTTTAGCAGAAATCCGCGCGAAGCTTCAAGCTTCATCTCAACAAAACACTGGTAGCGGCGGTGGTGACAACGCAATTTTCGCACATTGGAACATTGCAGAAGGACAAACAGCAACAGTCAGATTCCTTCCTGACGCAGACCCAAATAACACTTTTTTCTGGATTGAACGAGCAATGATCAAATTGCCTTTCGCCGGTGTTAAGGGTGACACAAATTCTAAACCTGTAACTGTACAAGTTCCTTGTATGGAAATGTGGGGTGAGGCTTGTCCAATTCTACAAGAAGTTCGTCCATGGTTTAAGGACAAGAGCTTGGAAGAAATGGGCCGTAAGTACTGGAAAAAGAAGTCTTACTTGTTCCAAGGTTTGGTAGTTGATAGCAAACTACAAGAAGACAAAGTACCAGAAAATCCAATTCGCCGCTTTATTATGAGTAGCCAAATCTTCAACATTGTCAAAAACGCATTAATGGACAGTGAAATTGAAGAATTGCCAACTGATTATGTTCGTGGCTTGGATTTCAAGATTGCTAAGACCAGCAAGGGCGGTTACGCAGATTACACGACTTCAAACTGGAGTCGTCGTGAACGTGCTCTAAGCGAACAAGAATTGGCTGCAATCAAGCAGTATGGCTTGTTTGATTTGAAGAGCTTTTTGCCTAAGAAGCCAACTGATGTTGAACTCAAGGTTATCAAAGAAATGTTTGAAGCGTCAGTAGACGGTGAAGCATTTGATATGGATCGTTGGGGTCAATACTACAAGCCAGACGGTATGAAGGGTAACTATGGTGGTAATACTGCCAGCGCACCAGCTAATACTGCTCCAGTGACTAAAGCGGCTCCTGCCCCAGTAGCAGATGACGAAGACGATGCTCCGTTTGATGTTGAGCCAACTCCAGTACAAACTAAAGCAAGCGAACCAGCAAACGAACCAGCAAACGGCAATCGTGCGGCAGACATTATCGCAATGATTCGCAAACGCAACGAAAACAAATAATTAGGAGATAGACCGTTTAACTAAAAAAATTAAGGAAAGAAAAAAATGGCAAGTCGTTCGTTTGACATTAGTAAGTTTAGAAAAAGTATCACCAAGTCTATTGATGGGCTTGGTATAGGCTTCAATGATCCGACTGATTGGATCAGCACTGGAAACTACGCTCTTAACTATCTTATCTCAGGGGATTTCTTCAAAGGAATTCCTTTGGGTAAAGTAACAGTTTTTGCTGGTGAAAGTGGAGCAGGTAAATCATATATCTGTAGCGGAAATATTATTCGTCACGCACAAGAACAAGGCATTTATGTTATCTTAGTTGATAGCGAAAACGCTCTTGATGAAAAGTGGTTACATGATTTAGGTGTAGATACCACTGAAGAAAAACTACTTAAACTCAACATGGCCATGATTGATGATGTAGCAAAAACTATTTCAGAATTCATGAAAGAGTACAAGGTAATGCCAGAAGAAGAACGTCCTAAGGTGTTATTTGTGGTTGATTCATTGGGCATGTTGCTTACTCCAACTGATGTAAATCAATTTGAAGCAGGCGAAATGAAAGGTGATATGGGTCGTAAGCCCAAAGCACTGACCAGTCTTGTTCGTAATTGTGTAAACATGTTTGGCAGTTATAATGTTGGGTTGGTTGCTACAAATCACACATACGCTAGTCAAGATATGTTTGATCCAGATGATAAAATCTCTGGAGGACAAGGATTCATTTACGCAAGTTCCATTGTGGTTGCCATGAAGAAGTTGAAGTTGAAAGAAGATGAGGATGGCAATAAGGTGTCCGAAGTATTAGGTATTCGATCAGCTTGTAAGATCATGAAAACTCGTTATGCTAAACCATTTGAAACTGTACAAGTTAAGATTCCCTATTCAACAGGTATGGCGCCAACAAGTGGACTAGTTGATCTATTTGAAGCAAAAGGTATATTGACAAAATCAGGTAACAAGTTACAATATACAAGTAAGGCAACAGGTGAGATCCATGCGTTTTTCCGTAAAGGATGGACTGAGGATAAACTCATGACCATTATGCAAGAATGGGACGAAACCGCATTAACTCCTGCTGTCGATACAACAAATGAAACTGAGGAAGCATAAATGGAAGAAGATTTAATCATTGAAATATGGGATATTTTTAAGGAATATATTTCTGATAAAAATAAAGAGGTAGCGGCAAATCATTTTGTAGATTTTTTACTGGGCAAAGATGTTGAAACCAGTGTGCTACAATCTGTAATGGGGTATGACTCAAATCTCGATGATGCTATCAAACTTGTCTTGGAAGATGAAGAAGTAGACGAAGACGAAGGAGACGACAGCGACTACGGATACGAAGACGAGGAATATTAATTATGACTTGGTATGCTAAAGTCAGTCAAGACATAGCACACCTTCCAGACTGCTTAGACCATTTTTACAATGAACTAGAAAGCGCAAGATCAGAGGTCAAAATCTACGGAAACGTGGAAAAGGCCTCTGCGTCTTTGCCTGGAATAGTTGAACAAAGATTTAATCAACTTCAAGAAATTGAAGCCATATTGGAATATCTTAACATTGAGCTACGTAGAATTCGTACAAAAACTTTTAGAAAATATCTAGAACATTATAATCGAGATCTAAGTAGTAGAGACTGTGAAAAGTTTGTAGAAGGTGAAGCAGACGTTATTGACATGGAAAAAGTCATCAACGAATTTGCTATGTTGAGAAATCAATGGCTAGGAATCATCAAAGGTTTGGATATTAAACAATGGCAATTGGGTAATATCATCAAACTACGTGCGGCAGGTCTTGAAGATATTTCACTGTGAGTGTATAATAATATTATGTATATAGAAGACCTAATTCAAGCTCTAGTATCTTGTCCAGCAAGGTTAAATTTGTGGGATCACAAAGTAGCCGTTAGCTTTTCTGACCAAATTTTTCAACTTACAGGGTTTACTGAAAAGCAAGCCGCTCTTGCTTTGAAGATTTTACAAAAACATACGGGTGCGCTATCTGCTTTTATGAATACCGATGTAAAACCACTTATTGAAAATCCAAAATACAGATTGACAATTAGAAAAACCGTAACAGCTCGTAGTATTAAAATTATAGACCATGAAACTTTGAATAAATCTATTGAAGTTAAGTTTCCCTACGATGAATCATTAATAGATAAAATTAAAAAGTTCAAAAGTGTGGCTGGAAATACCGCAACTTGGGATAAAGACAGTACTGCCTGGATTTTTCCACTAAATGAAAATAATATCAGTTTTTTATCGTCACTAGCATCTGATGTAAATTTTGATTTTGATGAAGATTTTCAAAAATATGTAGACGAGGCAGATAAAATTGTTAACGAAATGGAAAAATATGCTCCTACGTTAGCAATACATGACGGAGACTTAAAAATACTGAATTCTCCAAAAAATATGCCAGAAATTGATACCGACGATATCGTTGAAGCAATTTTCCAAGCAAGGAAATATGGTGTTACACTATGGGATGAATATATCGACCAGTATATTTCCAGTGAAGAATTTGATCCTGTACTACGTGATTTTTTAAAAAATAATTACGCTTTTCCAACCCGGTTGAAAGCTGAAAATACCGACATTTTTTGTCTGGAACAGATCGTAAAATATCTATCTCCGTGTTTATTCATCATTCCTGGTGGAAATGAACTGGCTAAAATTACACAGGCACATACCCTACTAAAGGGTATGAATGTGGATAGTAAAAACATGAGTGTTTTGTTCAGATTATCGACAGAAAATGGGCGAAATTTTAACGATTTTGTCAAAAATCAGGCAATAAATGGGCCAATTCATGACGATACTAAAATAGTGTTTGTTAGCGGTAAACTACCAAAAACAGTTATTAAATCAGGAATTAAATTTAATAGTATTATTAACATGGGATATACCATGGCGCATTATACTCTTAAAGAATTCACAAAAAATCATCAAAATTCCATATATTTTGATGTTAAAATAAAAGCACAGGGATTTGACTTTGACGACTTGTAAAATCATTATCAAGGATGAAGTAAATGTTAAGATTGAAAATTTAGATCTTGACACACGCAAAGCCTTGGTTAAAAAATTCAAGTATGAAGACCCCACTGCTCGCTTCAGACCAGCCTATAAATTGGGTCGATGGGACGGCACAGTGAGCTTCTTTGGTCTTGGCGGAACAACCTACATGAGTATGCTTCCGCAGGTCTTAGAATACCTTGAGAGTAAGAATTTTTATATTGAATTAGAAGATCAGAGGTCTCCCATCTCCCTAGGATTTGACGAAATTTCCACGGATTTTTGGGGTGATTTGACATGGCCCGAAGGACATAGATTTGCTGGTCAACCCATACGACTTAGAGAAGACCAAGTTGAAGTCATAAACATATTTTTAAAAAATCCACAATGTATTCAGGAAATTGCCACTGGTTTTGGTAAAACAATTACCACCGCAACTTTGAGTAAAATTTGTGAAAAATATGGTCGAACAATAACCATTGTGCCTAATAAAAGTTTGGTAGAACAAACACTAGAAGATTTTGTCAACTGTGGTTTAGACGTAGGCGTTTATTATGGTGACAAGAAAGATTTAGATCGAACACACACAATTTGTACTTGGCAAAGTCTTAATATTTTAGATAAAAATACCAAAAATTGGGACGAAGTAGCCTCGGCAAAATTAGAGCTATTATTGGACAATGTTCAAACAGTCATGGTAGATGAAGTACACATGGCCAAGGCAGAAGTGTTGAAAAATCTATTGACACGCAATCTAGCCAAAGCACCAATACGTTGGGGTTTGACTGGTACTATACCCAAGGCCGACCACGAATTTCAAAGCATCAAGGCCAGCCTAGGTGAGGTGGTTAACCATGTACATGCTCATGAATTACAGGAAGCAGGTGTATTAAGTAACTGCCATGTGAACATTGTACAAACTGCCGAATGGAAAGAGTTTGGCGCATACGCAGAAGAATTAAAATATTTGGTCACTGATGATAATCGTATCTCTTATATCTGTGATCTAATACAAGGAATAGCGGAAACTGGGAACACCCTGGTACTAGTTGGTCGAATAGAGTCTGGAAAGACCATGGTCGAAAAAATGCCTGGAAGTGTTTTTATTAGTGGTGAAGTAAAAACCAAAGATCGAAAGGCAGAATATGACGAAGTTAAGACTGTTGACAACAAGATTATTGTGGCAACTTACGGTGTGGCCGCTGTGGGTATTAATATTCCTCGGATTTTTCATCTGGTTCTCATTGAGCCCGGTAAGAGCTTTGTCCGCGTTATACAATCAATTGGACGCGGTATTCGGAAAGCCGACGACAAAGACTTCGTACAGATCTGGGATATCACGGCGGCGTCAAAATATGCCAAGAGACACCTCACTGAACGCAAACGCTATTACAAGGAAGCGAAATATCCTTTCACAATTCAAAAGGTCAAATATTAATAATGCAAATACTAACAATAGAAAACGAAACGTTTTATCTGAATGAACTTCCAGACGAAATAGATGAAGACATGCGATTTGCTGTTATGGATAACAGCGATAGCTCCAATCCAGATCACTTGTTTGTACCACTGATCTTTTTAGAAAGTTTTACAGGGCCAGCTGTGGTGTTGAAGATTGGACCGCATGAACTTACCATGCCATTAGATTGGTGTACCATCGTAGGTGATCCAGAAGGTCCAGAAATGGAAGTGTTGCCATTGACTAGTCTTAACGATCGAGGGTTTAAAACATTTTGTTTCAATCCACGCAGTAGTTTTAGACCAGAATTTTTAGACATTGATATTATTGATGTTTATCAAGACGTCAAATGGTACTTTCCTAAAATGCGTCCGGGACAACTGCTGTGTACGCCATTGGAAAAAGGCCCCAAACCACGCTGTGCTTATTTTGTCAAAGAAGTTAGTCGTCAAAGTGAGATTGTAGATTATACTAAATGTTGGTAATATGGGAAATCTTAAACCAGGCGCAACGTATATTCATGAACGTGTAGGTGATGTTGTCTACAGCAGAGAATTTGGTGCCGATCCCAGCACCAGACAGGTAGCTGGCTGGGATTACAATAAAGATGATCCAAATTTTGATCCCAGGACATCGGATGGCCGTACATTGATTGATCAGATGCGAGAAGACCAGTTATGGGGAGAAATTAGACGTGCGGCGAAATCCAATCCCACTATACAAGAAGCCCTGGAACGTGTTAAAATAACTTATTACCTTAGCAAAGAATATGATGATCGATATGGCAGAAAATAATTCAGTATTTGTTGTTGGCGACAATGAAGTAATTCATATCGATGCCTCCGGCAATATAGGTGTTAGTACTTGTAGTCCTGGAAAATATTTTACCGTGACATTTCCGCCAGATCCAGAACCTTTGACTGAATGGTATAAAGATGCTGTAAAACAAAAAGGACTTGTTCCACATAAAAAGGAAAGAGATGGCAACTAAAAAGACAGCTAAACCAAAAAAAGAAAAATTACTGGAAATTGGTCGAGTAATGTCTGCCATTGACACTAAAAATTATGAATTTTACAACAACCTAACTCCGGAAGAACAAAAAGAGTTTAGCCCTTATCCCTTACTTCGATCTGTCAGCAACACCACAAGTAAAAATAGAGACCTACAGGAATGGTATGTAGAAATGACCAATGAAATGGTCAATAAAAATTTCTTTGAACTAAATCATAAGCATCCTGGATTGATGTATAAGCTATACGCAACAGTAGGTACCGGCGGTACTACTTTTCACGGATACTTACCATCCCTTAAGTATAAGTTTGATAAATTTGAAAAACTATTGGGTGAAATATACCCTGCTATGAAAGCTGATGAGATCAAAATGCTAGCCAGCATGATGGATAAAAATGACCGAGAAGAGTTGTTTGACAGCATGGGATTTGATAAGAAACAAAGGAAAGAATATGAGTAAAGAATTATGGACTGTATCAGTAAATAAAAATCATGAAGTTTACATCGTGTCAGATGATCACACTCATGACATAACAATGAAGGTTGAAGGTACTTTTGTCGAACTAGATGACCTTGTTTGGTTTGCCAGCAATTTGGCAAGAAAATTAAACGGAACATTAAATGATAGCGTTGGTGAATCAGTCTAATAAGTGCGCTCATTGTGGCAAGGCATTTGTACAAGAAAAAACTCTTGTGGCTCATATGTGCGAAAGAAAACGCCGTGCGCTTCAAAAAAATGAAAAGAGAGTACAAGCTGGCTACATGGCATTTAATAGATTCTGGCAGTTGGCCCAAGGCGGAAAAAAGCTCAAAACCTATGAAGAATTTTGTGATACTGCCTACTATAATGCTTTTGTTAAATTTGGTTCTTTTATAAACAATACTAATCCACTATATCCAGACAAATTTGTTGACTATGTGATTAAAAGCGGAATCAAATTGGATCACTGGTGTAGAGACGACTTATACGAAAAATATCTGTATGACACAATAAAGACAGAGCCGGTGGAATCCGCAGTACAACGAACCATACAAAATATGATGGAATGGGCCGACGAACACAAAGCACAATTTGAACATTATTTCAATTATGTTAGTTTAAACAAAGCAGTACATGATATTAGAAACGGCAATATTAGCCCGTGGGTAATTTTAAATACCAACACTGGTAAAAAAATGATACAGACAATGAGTGACGAACAGTTGGATATGATTGCTCCGGCTTTTGATGTTCCGTATTGGTTAAAAAGATTTAAAGAAGTGCCAGCAGATGTTGCGCTGGTAAAAGAAATTTGCGAAGAGGCAGGTATTATATGACACAATTAAAAGGATTAGTTCCAAAAGGATGGGGCTCGGAATATATTTGGGCTACCAATGACAAGTACTGTGGAAAATTTATGAACTTTAACACAGGTGCTAAGTTTAGCATGCACTTTCATAAAGACAAAGAAGAAACATGGTATATACAATCAGGCAAGTTTATTATCCGTTGGATTGATACTATTAACGCAGAAGTTTACGAAAAAGAAGTACATGACGGTGCTGTGTGGCATAATCCTCCATGTATGCCACACCAAATTGAATGCCTAGAAGCGGGTACTGTCATTGAAGTAAGTACTCCGGACTCTGTTGAAGACAACTATCGTGTGGGTAAAGGTGACAGTCAAAAATGAAAATTTTAATCACAGGATATAAGGGATTTATTGGCCAAAATATGGTCAATGCGCTCAAAGATGAACATGAATTAAGTTTTTATGAATGGGGAGATCAAGTTCCAGAATTTGAAGGTCTTGACTGGTGTATTCATCTTGGTGCTATCAGTAGTACCAACGAAAAGAATGTGGAAAAGGTCATGCGACAAAATCATGACTTCAGTTGTATGTTGCTTGTGGCTTGCCAAATCAACAAGGTAAATTTACAATACGCATCCAGTGCCAGTGTATATGGCATGGGTCCAAACTTCAGCGAGGATGGCGAACTAAGTCCGCAAAGTCCTTATGCTTGGAGCAAATATTTGTTTGATAGACATGTCAAATCACAAAAATTTGACAACATTATTGTACAAGGGTTTCGATATTTTAATGTCTACGGTCCACACGAAGATCACAAGGATCAACCGAGCCCGCATCACAAATTTACCAAGCAAGCAGAAACAACTGGTGTGATTAAATTGTTTGAAGGTAGCGAAAATTTTAAACGTGATTTTGTGCCAGTGAGTGAAGTAATCAACATACACAAGAAATTTTTTGATGTTAAAGAAACTGGTATATGGAATGTGGGCACTGGCAAACCTCAATCATTTCAGCATATAGCAGAAACTATTGCTGAAGGTATGGAAGCACGGATTGAATATATTCCAATGCCTGATGATATCAAGTCACAGTACCAAAAATACACCTGTGCCGACTTAACCAAGTTACGGAAATATTATCCATGACCACGGTAATGGTTAACGGAACATTTGATATTTTGCATCCTGGACATGTGGCGTTGTTAAACACTGCCCGTAGTTATGGTGATTATCTTGTTGTGGCAATAGACACAGATCGACGTGTTAAAGAACTTAAAGGCCACAAAAGACCAATCAACAATCAAAATTTTAGACGTACTATGTTATCAAATCTTAAAGCTGTGGATGTTGTAGAATTTTTTGATAGTACAGAAGAATTAATTGAACTGATGAAAATGTATAAACCAGATGTGTATGTCAAGGGTAGTGACTGGAAAACGGACACACAATCCACAGCACATCAATATTGTAAGGAAGTAGTTTATTATGACAGAGTTGGCGACTATTCAACCAGCAAGATCATTCAAGATATTATTATTGGGTGACAGTTGTACTGACGAGTACTATATAGGTACTTGCGATAGACTAAATCCCGAAGCACCTGTTCCCATTATGAATATTCGGGACCACTATACCACACCGGGTATGGCCAGTAATGTATATAAAAATTTAACCACATTAGGTTGCAAAGTTGATTTTATTACCAATGCGGAAACAATTACAAAGACACGTTACATTGATAAAAAATCTGGTCAACATTTATTAAGAGTAGATAATGACTGTGAACTAACTCCCTGGAGTGGCCGCACTACACTACCTTTAGAAACTTATGATGCCATTGTAATGAGCGATTACAATAAAGGATTTTTAACATATTCAGAAATGCAACATGTATGTAGATCGTTTGATGGCCCAATTTTTATTGACACCAAAAAAACAGACCTAAGACGATTTAATCCTGCTTTTATCAAAATTAATGAATTAGAATATAGCAAACGAACTAGCGAAGCCAGTAATATGATTATTACTCTAGGTGGACGAGGTGCTATGTATAAAAAAGATTTTCTAACAGCGGTTTACGATGGATACCCTGCCGAAATAGTGGATGTATGCGGATGTGGTGATACCTTTTTATCAGCATTGACTTATCAATACCTAATGACAAAGGATATAGATAGTGCTATAATATTTGCTAATGCCGCGGCCAGTATCACAGTACAACACCGAGGAAATTATGCCCCAACATTGGACGAAATAAATGCCAGACATTGATATCGATTTTGCCGATAGAACGCAGATACTTGATGTAATTAAACATGTACCAGCAACCATCGACGGAGTCAAAAAACACAATACAGGAATTTATGTACAGGAGATTCCAGTTAATCCATTGACTGGACAATCCAGTATTGAATATAAGATCGCTGAAGCAAGGGGCTATTTTAAGATAGATTTTTTGAATGTCAGCATATATAAAGACATCAAAAATGAAGAACATTTAAACACATTACTATCAACGGAGCCATTATGGGATCTACTAGAACAAGAAGAATTCACGAATCTCTTATTTCACGTGAATGGTCACGGGCACATCTTGAAGACGCTGAAACCGAAAACAATAGAAGAGCTCGCGGCCTGCTTGGCAATAATACGCCCAGCAAAAAAACACCTCTTAGACAAGAGCTGGAACGACATATTCGCAGAAGTATGGACGAAGCCGACGACTGACGACTATTATTTTAAAAAAGCACACGCTGTGGCCTACGCAATGGCTATAGTTGTTCAAATGAATTTGATCTGTGAGAGAATTAGCTACGAATACTCTTAGGAGTTCTAACCAGTTGAATTGATTTGCGTTTGATCCGCTTTTCCGCAATCTCTCTTAAATTAACACTGGGTCCAAAGATTAGTTCAACATCTTTGCTGTTAAAAGTTTTAATGGTATACTTGAACAACTGCATTTGTTGTTTAAGGAAAATATTAATGGGAATTCTACGATTGCTTTCCCACCACCAAGTTTCTCCCATTTCTAAAAAAAGCTGTCGTTCTGCGGAGGTTTTGATCAGTGAAATGTCGTAGATAGTGGCCACGTATTCGTCAAAATTTATTATGATTCCGACATACTCTGTATTATTTGATTTGATACAGGAAACAAAGGGATAGTTTTCTTGGAAGGTTTCTGGGGTTACCATTATTAATAAATACTCTTATGCAAAGTTTACCAATCTATTTATATCCAAATATACTCGAGGTCATATTAGATTTGGATCCAACTACTCGAGGAGTCAATCAGGTTATGTATCAACGTGAACTAACAATACAAAAAGGTATTAAAAACAATATAAGAATACAATTTAAGAACAGCGACCAAAAATTGGTAACTGTGTCTAGTAGTTCCGTGTTTGTGTTTAACATGTTTGATGCCACAACTCAAAGACAGTTGTTGAGAAAACAATTAACAATCTTAGATGATACAATGTTGGCAAATACTTCAGCAGATCAACCTGTGACTGGCAATACATTGACATTTACCAACACCAATGGCATTGCTATAGGACAGACTGTAAGTGGTTTTGGAATAACACCAAATAGCACAGTGGTCAACGTATCAACTAACACTGTCACCTTGAACCATTTGACAACCTATCCAGTATCTTCCTCAACTTCATTGACTGTTGCAACTCTAGCTCTACGTGGGACCGCACAACTATCACTAACTGAAAGCGACACATTAGGTTTAGATATAGGGCCTTATCAGTACTCGGTGACCTACATGGATATGACTGATGGCACATTTTTACCCACATATTCTAACACCTATTACAATGTTGCTGGTATAGTAAATGTGGCACAAGATGCGTACCCTGTACTTCAGCCCAGTCAGGAAATCACTGCTTTCTTAAAAACCTATAATTCTCATACTCAGTTATATGAATGGAAAAGCGGCAATGTCTATGCCTATCCAGAGTATAATTCAAACTCAGCTCTTCAAACCGCGGCCATGTACATGACCAATTTCCGAGGACAAGTGTTTATCCAAGGCACATTAAGCAATCAACCAGACAGTTACAACAAATACTTTACCATCGCTGCCAATACCTATAATGGGTTCAGTGGAGTTGACTATGTGAATTTCAACGGTATCTATTCTTATATTAGAATCATGTATATCCCTACCAAAGGCCCTTTGGATTCGGACAACACAGACACTGCTTACTCCGGAACCTTTGACAAAGTCCTATATAGAAGTTAAACTTAATAGATGAATGACATACAGTCGACTCTATTAACATTACTGCCTCCAAAAAGAAAATCTACACCCAGTGGATGGACTAGCTTTGATGCTGTGTGTTGCCATAACAATGGAAATACTCGAGACACTAGAAAACGTGGCGGAGTACTAATAAATTCAGATGGCGGATTTCAGTATCACTGCTTTAACTGTAATTTCAAAGCGGGCTGGACTCCGGGCAAACTATTAAGTAAAAATACCAAAAATTTATTCAAGTGGTTGGGCCTATCTGAATCTGATATTGGCAAGTTAGGGTTGGCCGCTCTTAAAATCAAAGACGATCAACCTGTAATCAAACGTCCGCTAAATTTTGTATTGGAAGAAAGACCGCTACCTGATGATTGTTTATCCATCGATACCTGGGTAGCAGAAGATTGTCAAGATCCAGAACTGCTGGCTGTAATTGAATATATTGTATCAACTCGCAAAATGTCTTGGGATTGGTATGATTGGCATTGGAGTGCCACCCCCGGTTATAGAGACCGTGTGATTATTCCGTTTTATCATGAAGGTAAAATTGTGGGTTATACTGGGCGCAAAATAACAGACGGTAAGCCCAAGTATTTGACTGATGCTCAACCAGGATATGTGTTCAATATAGATGCTCAGATCAACAATAGGCAGTATACTATAGTTGTAGAAGGACAGTTTGATGCTATTGCTATTCAAGGATGTGCTATAGGTCATAATGAGCCTAACGAAACTCAGATCATGCGGATTAACGCATTGAATCGTGAAGTTATAGTTGTGCCAGATCGAGATCGCCCAGGTGCCAAGATGATAAAAACAGCCATTGAACAAGGATGGAGTGTGAGCTTGCCCCCTTGGGAAGATGACATCAAGGATGTGGCTGATGCTGTAAAAAGATATGGAAGACTGTATACCTTAACCACAATTTTAAAGTACAAAGTGTCAGGCGAGATAAATTTACATCTATTAAAGAAGAAACTAGAGAATGTCGAAGAATAAACAACCAAAACCCAATTACGATTACAACATGCAACGGCTCTACTTGGAAATGTTTCTAAGTGATGCTGAAACTTTTATCAGATGCCAAAATATTTTTGATCCTGAAAACTTTGATCAAAAATTACAAACAGCCGCTGAATTTATTACCAAATATGTAGATGAATATAAGGTCATGCCTGAAGTCAGTATTGTTAATGCCAGTACAAGAAGTGACTTTGCCTCAGTGACTTTGGAACGTGAAAACTATGACTGGCTGTTAAATGAATTTGAGCAGTTCAGTAGACACAAAGGCTTAGAGCGAGCAATTATTGCTTCTAGCGATTTATTGGAAACTGGTGATTATGGCCCAGTGGAAAAATTGATCAAAGATGCTATACAGGTTAGCCTTAGCAGAGACATGGGCACTGACTATTTTGCTGATCCTAGAAGCCGACTGAGCAAGCTCAAAGACAATAATGGACAAATTAGCACAGGATGGCCCAGCATTGATAAGAAATTGTATGGTGGATTTAACCGTGGCGAGTTGAATATTTTCTGTGCTGGATCAGGTGGCGGTAAGAGTTTGTTCTTGGCCAATATGGGTGTTAACTGGGCCTTGGCCGGATTAAATGTTATCTACTTGACATTTGAATTGAGTGAAGGCTTGGTCAGTATGCGATTAGATAGTATGACTACTGGCATTAGTACTAGAGACATTTTCCGTAACATTGATGATGTGGAACTCAAGGTTAAAATGCTGGAAAAACGCAGTGGACACCTACAAGTTAAGTATATGCCTAGTGGTAAAAATTGTAACGATATTCGGGCCTATTTGAAGGAATATCAGATCAAAACAGGGGTAAAACCAGACGTTTTACTCATAGATTACCTCGATTTAATGATGCCTTTGTCAGTGAAGGTAAGTCCCAGCGATTTGTTTGTTAAAGACAAATATGTGTCAGAAGAGATTCGTAATTTGGCCATGGAAACACAATGTATTACGGTAACGGCTAGTCAGTTGAATCGTAGTGCTGTGGAAGAAATTGAGTTTGACCATAGTCATATTTCGGGTGGTTTGAGTAAGATCATGACAGCAGATAACGTGATTGGTATCTTTACAAGTCGTGCTATGAAGGAACGTGGACGCTATCAAATCCAGTTTATGAAGACACGTAGTTCAAGCGGTGTGGGACAAAAAGTTGAATTAGAGTTTAACTTGGATACATTACGCATTACTGACTGTGAAGAAGAACAGGAAGGCAGTTTTAATCAACAGCGTCAGAACAGTCCATCAAATAGTGTTATTGATGGGCTAAAACGTACTAGTCAAGTCAGCACTAGCACTGAACGAAGTGATCCTAAAGAAGGCTTTGATTTTAGTAAGTTGCCCAAGCCGCGGACAAATGCTCCAGCAATTAGAAGTATGATCAGTAGTCTAAATCCAGAAAAGGATTAAAACCAAAGACTGGCTTGATGATACGCACTGGCATCAATAGCCTGTTGCCATTGATGTTCGCCACCATGCGAACTTAGTACTAGATCAACAGTAGCAGGTACAGTTTCCCAACTCATACTGTTACGCATGATTTTTTTACTGGGACGGACTGATAGGCTTTGTGCTAGCTCAATTCCTTCCCAACTCCAGTATCCAGCACATGCCCTAAACATGCTAGGGCCTTCTCCAGCACTCAGCGCAGTGAGTACTGATATATCGTTGGTTATGGATAACTCATCATTGATAGACACTGTTGAGCGACCTGACCAATCTTTACTGTGTATGACATGTACTCGATCTTGACCATTTGGGCCACCAAACCATATGGGATCATGGCCGTCAATATCTATACCAATTCTACTACTGATTTCTTGAAGTGTTTGGTTAGGGATGGCTTGATTAATTTGTATACCAATAGCAATGTCAGGAGTATGACTTACCACTAATATTACACCATGTTCAAGCGCATGGTGGCTGGTTCTAGGACTAGAACATAATAAGTAGCCAAAATAAGTTTTATTTTTAACTGTTGTCATATCCAATATTTATTGGAATAAATATCCAGTCATGATATCAAACGAAATTTCTAAACCCATAGAGTATCACAAGGTGCTTAATCCCAAACTGTGGGATCACAATCGTTTAAAAAGCAATGTTAGGGGTGCCTTGTTACGTATTGCTGAAGATTTTAAAAATTATATTGAGACTCCATTTCGTGTGGTAGACATAGTGATCACTGGTGGTAATGCCAATTACAATTACACGACGCATAGCGACATTGATCTACACCTCATAGCAGACTATGATAGTGTGGAATGCGACAGTACTGCGGCTGAATTATTTGACACCAAGAGATTATTGTACAAACGTGATTATGATATCAATATTCACGCTGTGCCTGTAGAGTTATACGTGGAAGATAAAGATCATCCTGCTGTTAGTGGAGGGTGCTATAGTGTGTTACATGGTCGTTGGATCAAACAACCCAACTCCAATCTTCCCGACTATGACAAAGAAAAACTAGAGCATATGGTTGCTGTATGGCATGAAATACTGAAAAATGCCACAAAGACAGGTTCTTTGGATGCATGTAGAAATGCGGTACAGCTACTACGCAAATACCGCAAGTTGGGATTACAAACTAAATCAGGAGAGTTTAGTATTCCCAATCTAGTGTACAAGAGTTTACGAAACGATCACACACTGGCAGGAATCACAATCTTAATTGATCGACTACACGATCAAGAATTAAGCCTAAAATAATTATTTGTGTTGGCTTACAATTTCAGGCTTAATTATGGCCTGTATGCCGTAAGCATCGTTAGTCCATACAACTAGGTTTTTCAGGGCTGTTATAGTCAACATACTGTCTAATCTCTTTTGTGCTTGTCGAACTTCGTCGCCCACTAACCAAGGATATGCTCCAACTCTGCTGGTAATAATTTGTTGACTTTCTGGATCAGCAATCATCTTTCGGGCCGCGGCAATCAATCTATCCTTGTTGGGGTTATTTTTATTGACCCAAATAACTTTTTGTAATACGTCCCTATAGCTTTTGACCAATAGCCAAGCATCGTAAAACTCGCCACTAGGATCTTTGCCCCATTTGGCCTTATATGCTTCGTTAAATGTACTTTGGCCCTTGGGAAAGTTTGTATCTGAAATTAACTTGCCTGTCTTAATGTCCATGAGTCCTGCTGAGAACCATGTTTGATTAAATGCCAATGGTTCAATTTGTTGTTTGTAGAGAAAGGGATTTTCTCTAGTAACATTTAGCTCGCCTCTGATAAATCCCAGTGCTGTTTCAGAATTTTTCATACCCCGAACATAGATAACATGTTTACGAAAACAATCCAAATAGTCTGCCATCTTGGGCAACGGTCCACAAACCATCATGGTTATGGCCATGGCATCAGGATTCATACCAGACCCTGCGGCAAACTTGATGATGTTTTTGTAGGGGTCCTGTGTTTTATTATAGCTCACAATGATAGTTTGATTTTGTGCTAGGATAGGTTCATAGTCGTTAAAATTAAACTTAACATCTTCTAGTAGGTATGCTTCTGCTTGCCCGCCGTTGCTGTACCACATATAGGAGTCATCATAACGATATTTTTCTGCCCATTTGTTGCCGGCAGGAATATCTCGAGCGCCCTGTATAATTTCTGATCGAATAGGCTCGCCCAAGGCCTTGGCCAGTTCTGGAATAACCACAGTGGGCCACCCGGTGGCGCTGGGTACTACCACAGTCATATCTGCCAGTGCCAAATTACAGGCACAGAATAAAATAATTAGTAAAAGTTTCTTCATTTGTCCTCAATGATAGTTAATGGTTGTGCGGTTAAAAAATAACCCGTATACTAGTATTATTACACCAAAAGCAAGCAGACACAAACTAATTGGATGATGCAGGAGATCTTGAAATTTATACAGTGCCAAAAATTGCCCTGTGGTTAGTTCCAATCTATGACTAAGAGTAAAGCCTATGATAAAACTGATCCTACTGATTTTGAAATATTTAAAACATAGTCCCACTGCGGTCATTATGGACAATATGGCATAATCCTCCCAGCCGCCTGTATAGTCGACGCAGGACCAAACAATCAAGGCAATCAAAGGGGCCGCCCAATACTTAAAGGGCACACGGGTTATTGCTGTGGCATATTTTATGAACGCTATACTGATAAAAAATGTTAGAACCAAACTTAGCATGAAACCAAAACTCAAGGCATCAAAAAATTTGTGATTTGACAGCAGTGTTTGGCTTCCTAGATCCAATCCCACATAGGCCAGTAGGCTCATAACCACTGCTTCAAAAGGAGCCGCAGGTACACCAAACAATACCGTGGGCACATAGGCAGTGGCCTTTTGAGCCAGTGTGGCACCCTCAGGACCAATTACACCTTTGACATTGCCTGATCCAAAAGGCATGGTTTCATTTTTGTTTGTGGCCACAGTTTGTCCATAGCTTAACCAATCCACAATAGCCCCGCCTATACCAGGCAGTATACCAATTACCCCACCTATGATTCCACCTCTGACACTGATCCATCGGTTCGCCCACCAATCCCCAAATCCTTGTCGTATTTGTAGCCAATTATCTTGAGATGACTGTAGGTATGTGGTTTTAATTCTAACAGCGTTTATGATTTCAGGCAGTGCCATCAACCCTGCCATGACTGGAGCAAATTGTATACCATCGGCTAGATAAAACCAGCCACCAGTAAATCGTTCAGCGTTAGTCACAGGATCAGTACCAATCGATCCAGCAAATATACCCAATACCAGTCCCAGTATACCTCTTGCCCAATACTGACTGCTTAAGAAACAGATGCTGGTAACAGCCAAGATTAAAAATGCCCACTGTTCAGGTATACCAAAACTCAACACCACATTGGCATAGTAGGGCAATAGTAAAATAGTTAACGTTCCCCATACTACGCCCTGACTCACTGAACTAAACACACTGGCACTCATGGCTCTGGCAGCTTCACCGCGTTGAGCCATGGGATATCCATCCACCATGGTGGCAGCACTACCCCCGCCTCCTGGTATGTTCATGACCACACTGGCAAACAGATCGCCCACACTGGCTGATACAACCACGGCAGTGGTAAACACAATAAGACTGTAGGGGTCGCCTCGGAAATAGGATATAAAACTATAGATAGTCAGCAAGGCTGTGCCGGCACCTGCCACAGGAATAATGCCAAACACAAATCCATATAGAGTGCCCAATAACAGCCAAGGTGTATATTGAATTACAAAGTCCATTATCTAAGACGCCACTCAGCGTAGATTCGATTGGTTTGATCCCATCGCAATTCCACAATTTTAAAACCAAACACATCGGCAAGTCTAATATGTTCTTCAAAAGACCAAGGATAAAAATCAATTAGTTCAGTTTCCACAGCACCGTGGTCTTGGACTCCAGGATTACAACGCCAATATATTCTTCCCTTGGGTAACAGTAGATTTTTTACTAGGCCAATTTGATTTTCTATGGTTTCCCTTGATCCAAAGTTTATGCTGCCAAGACAAAATGCCACATTGAACTGCTCTCGATTGACTCGAGCAAATTCCTCCAAGGTCAGTCTATGATCTGCCTCATCAAAAGCAGGATCTATGCCTATTAGATTAGGTATAAGTTTTTTGAAATGATTTCGACCACAACCAATGTCTATAACTTGCTCATTGGCGTTAATACGACTGGCCAGTTGTAGCCCAGAATAAATGACCCTGTCTATGTTGCTGATAGGCAGTGTGCTCCAGACTTCTCTGAAATAATGTGTTAGTTCCTGTTGATTCATGCAATCCGTACATGTGTGTCATTGGCAATGAAATCTAAAAATTCTTTTGGCGGGGTGATGCCAAGAATTCGGCATAGTTCATGATTGTCCCTGATGTCATTACCTGTCCAATATTTTAACAGACAATAGTTCTGAAGAGCAATATGTTTGGACATCGTGTCTAAATCTCGATAGAATTGATAGTTGGGATAGGTGATATTGAATTCACCGCATTTTATCCACCAATCCAAACAATCGCGGTCATTACGGTAGACTAGAACTATGGGGCAGTCGGGCCAGTTAGCCCTCAAAAAATCTATATGATAAACAAAATGATGACAGCGTATGATGCGTATACCCTGTCCTGAGAAGGGGCGATCAAATTCTGCCTCGCACTGTTCAGGCGTACGATCACTGAGTCGATCAAACCATTGCCCAAATTCCATGCCTGGATCAAAGTATGAACCACCATGAAACCCCGAAATAATTTCGGTACCCGCATGACTGTAGGTGCGATCCTCAGTATAGTCGGTGCTGTCAATGTCCACACTGTCTTTGATCAGTCGTGGTATACTGCTCCACCTAGAGCCTGGGGCGCCGGTTACAAAGATATATTTCATATCTTTACTTATTGCGGGGTATCAGCTGTGGGTAAATTATCTGGAAGGGTTAGGCTACGATCTAATTCAGATCCACGTTTATGCTGACTGAGAATTTCAGGAATATTGAACACACTGTAACTATATTGTTTGACCGTGGTCTTCATGGTTGTGTAAGTAGCACATTCAGTTTGATAAAGAGTTTCAAAATTTGTCATGGCCCAACGTTGAAAATCTTCAGTGTTATAAAATGCTTGAAAATTATTGCCCAGAGTGTTTTTATTCATACGGACTAGATTATCCAAGTGCATTTGGTATTTGAATATGAATCTAAAGTAGCCGGCCAGTTGATATGCGTATTCAACTGTCATAGGAAACTGACTTAATTTTGGAGCCACAGCAGAATTATACAGTGCTTGACTCACTGCGGTATCACATTGATGTATTCTAGAATGATTACTTACAAAATAGTCTTCTGCGGATAGATATTTGTCCGAATCATTCACGGGTGATTTATAAAAGTCATCAATTCTCGAATCGCCCACACTGCCTTGATGACATTTAAAAAATCTCTTGCCCAAACTAAAATTGTGCTGTAGTACGGGAAACAGTTGATCATTACAGTCACCAGTGATCACAGTCCTATTGCTTACCGGTTGTTTTAAAAAGTCAAAATGTGAGGGCATTGCATCATTAATAAGATAATTGTTCAAAGGCAGACAATCAAAATTTTGTCGTACATGGTCGTACATCTCAGGAAATTCTCTTTGGCTGTTGGCATCAAAGGCCACACTGAATTTAATATTGTTTTTGACCAAGGCAGCAAGTATGGCTGTGGAGTCAATACCTCCGCTCCACATGACCACAGGATTCAAATTAGCATAGCTACCAGCAGTCTCATCCATGATCTCTGCGTAGGTCTTGGCAGTGTAAGTGTCAGACGGTATGGTAATTGGTGATCCGGATAAAAATATTCCTGAACGGTCAGTGAAATTATCAGCAGGGTATCTACGCACAGGCAACAAGATCAAGGACCTATAGATTTGATTGAATTCTGAATCATTTTGAATACATTCAGCATCTAATGCCAAATCTGACATTTCTCTGTCGTCAGTGACGTCATATATGCTGACCAACTGTGTTCTTGGATCCTGAAGATCTCCCAATAATACCAAATCCACAGGATCAGTGAGTACAGTGGCAGCAGGTACATAGGTCAAAATATTACCCATATAGACCTTGATTTCGTAGTCCTGGGCATTGGATAGTGACGCAACCTGCTGACGAAGAAGATCTAATGTATCTGACATAATTTAATTTTTTAATTGTATCTAAAGGTTTGATAGCCGGAACCATTAGAATATGCGGGAGCGTATAATAGCCCTGTATTGGAAAATCCTCCCCATTGATAATAACTGTAACCGCCACCTTGGTAATAATAATATGCGCCGCCAGGAGTGGCTGTGTAATTATAACCAGTGAGTGAGTTGAAAAAATATCTAGGTGGATAGCCATTCATGATCAAGCCACTATAATAATAGGGGTAATAGTTGTAAACATAAATATTGAACACACTATAGCCGTTGATTGTAAAGCCAGGATTGTTATAGGTTTGAGATTGGGTGGTGGGGTTGGTGTTGCGATCACTGGTGTAATACCAATTCCAACTATAGTATAGAGTGGTACCATAACTGCGTCCGTAGAATTGGCCCATGTTGATGGCTTGGTTGGCGCTCTGCCCCACCAGTTGCTCTGGGAAGGTGTCTCCCATGGCAATACCTCCGTGATAGGCATAGAAAGCACCCAGCTCATAGCCGATGCCATTGGAGGCACCGTCGTTGCCTAATCCCAGTGTTCCGCTTGATGGTAATGTCATAGCAGTATTTAGCTGTGTCAATTAGTTGATTTTGTTCATGGGGCCCAGTATAATTACAGTATATAACCAAGAGAAAGAACACACAAAATATGCCCACAATCTACATAGACATGGACGGAGTGGTTGCAGACTGGGAGACCGCTGCCGAACAATTTATCCAACAGCAAAAAGACATCAACAGCCTATGGCCCGACGAGGAATGGCAACGAATACGCAGTCAAGATCATTTTTATCGGCACTTGCCAGAAATGCCCCGAGCACATGAGCTCATGGCTCTGGCTCGTAGATTTAGAGACGAATTGGGTTGGCAGTTGTGCATGCTCACAGCCATACCACACAAAAATGACATGCATGAAGTGTTCCATGATAAAATTGATTGGATGGCCGAACGCTGGCCCGAGGTACGTGTACACTTTGGTCCCTACAGCTATGACAAACAACATCACTGTGAACCCGGGGACATCTTGGTGGATGACCGAACCAGCAACTGTTTAGAATGGCGTGCCCGGGGTGGCACGGCTGTTCAGGTCACCAAGGACTACGATCTAGCGCTACTAGAGCTGGCGGAATTATTTAGAATCATCAGGCTCGGTGCCTGATATTATGGCCGTGCTGGTGTCACGGTCTATTGTCATATAACCTTCACAGGTCATATTCCAGTCGTCACCACCCCCACCTGATCCTGTGACGGAATCTGTGACCGTGAGCCCTTCTATGCGGAAGTGCTTGAACAAGAACTCCCTACCGTTCTCAAACACACGCCACACATGTTCGGCAGTGCCACGTCCCGCCTGTCCACGACTCTTGTTGAATCTTATGTGATAGGTGTTCATATGATCTCAGGCGGCTCGGGTGGGGGCAAAGGCGCCACAGCGAGATTGAAGTGTATGAAGCGTAGAGGCTTCTTACCACCGTGACGTGTAAAGCTGTGGGGCACATAGCTGTTGGTAAAGAACAACAAGCCTTCACGGGGAGCAAATATGATACTGCCACTGGCCATGGTGGCATCACGCCCATTGCGTTCAGGGAGATTGGTCATGTTCTTGCCTGGACGTGGATCGTGTAGCTGTATGATACTGGAATCCTTGGGCACGTCTAGGAAGTAAAAGCCCGATAGTTGACTGCCATGCCCATGTGTGTGATATTCCATACTGCTGTGCAGGTGATGTTCCTGGCACCATACCTCGGTCATGGCAATCTGTAGATGATCCATGGCATAGCCCTGACTGTTTAATATGTTCCAGCCAGTCTGTGCCACATAGTCCAAGAAGGGCCGTAGTGCCTCCTCGCCAGTGAGATTGGCAGTTTGATACACGGGGTATAGGGGATTGAGCTTGGTGCTCTTCCTAGTCAGTGACAGATGCTGTAGACTGATTCCTCGCAATGTGTCCAGGAAATCCTGTTTGACTATGGTATAGGCTCCGGTGACAAAGTGCTGATGTAGACTCAGTAGATCACCCTGCGGAGGTATTGTGGCCTCGGCTGCAGGTGTTTCACCCATGATGACTTCTGCGGTATGGTCAGTGGCAGTGGTTGATGTCAAAGTGTGGGCTCTTGAGGTGGTGTGAGTTGACTGCGATGATAGGCCGCGGCTTCAGCTGCCGCTCTAGCTTCAATGGCTAGGTTGGCCGCATCCTTGGCTGCGCGATTGGCTGCAGCTTCAGCAGTGATCCTTGCCTGTTCAGCTAGATCCGCGGCTGCTTGAATCTTGGCTTCTAACTCCGCACGAGCCCGATCCACAGCAGTGGTGGCCATGACTGATTGTTTTTTGGCCTGAGCAAACAGCTCCTGCTCAGTTTGTTCAATGCGTTGATATAAGGTACTAAACCATCCCATGAGATATCTCCTAATGTGTATATACAGCAATTATATAGGTATATTTACCCCAGGTCAATGTGCATGGTAAAAAATTTCTGTAAAAAATTTCGTCCAGGGGATCTTTAGAACGCTAGATAGTTTTCAAGCGCCAAATCTCAGTAGAAACAAGCTGACACTGCTTTCACGACGAAAAGCCACACCACAGTAAAAGGCCTGCTTGAGAGTCCACATATCCCACGTCCAATCCCGATAGTGTGGGCCAACATGACGTTCTAACCATGACTCCACACAGTTGACCTGTTCAATCCAATCGCCCTGTCCTTGGTGTCTAGGATCTTCTATATAGGGCCATGGAGCAACAGCATGATAGGGTAATACGGGATACTTATCCCAAAGCATGTGCATAGAAATATTTACGCCAAAACGGAAAAAGGGCCGAGAGTTCCAAGGGCCAGAGCGAAGCGCGGAGCGCGAAAAATTTTAGGGAGAAGATTTTCCGGAGTGGCCGAGGGATAATATCCATAATACTGAACACGGTACAATCCACAGCGCAGTCTACTGTAAAATCTACAGTGGATCTACAGTGAATCTACAGTATGCCCACTGACATCAAAACTGCCAAGACCATCCAAAGCGTAGAACATTATTAGTCACAGCAATGCCCTCTACAATAGTGGTCACAGTGAGTATGTCCCTACGATACTGGGGCAATTGATCAGCTAGTATAAAGATCAAAGGACTTAGCATAAAATGAAGATCCAAGGCCTGAGTAGTGGGATATCTACCTAATAGGGGATTGGTTTCAAAACAGGCATGATGACACCACCCCGTTTGAGCTATAGTACGAGTAGTGTGCCAATCCATGAACAAGAGAGCGCCTGCCGTATAAGCTAGATGTCGATCCTGAGGTGTCCAAGATTCTGCGGCGTTGAGCGTGAGATTTAGGGTGCTAGTGGGTTCTAATGTAGCGTCTACAGTGGTATCCCCAGTGTCAGCATGGGCAAACACGCTAGCACAAGTGAGTAGGAAGATTATGACGTAGCGTAGATATGGCAGCATGTCTATATTTACTCTTAGGGGCCGGTCTATGCATGCATGAAAACCTGTGATAAAAAATAAAAACAACCTGGTGATCTAGATCTGGCGGGTTCTAATATAAGTCGGGTTTTTTTGATGAAATTTTTGGCATTGCTTTTGTTGTTTTTATACAACAGTTTAATATGCATACCAGGCCCCACCAACCAACCCACCGGTGACCCACCATGCCACCAGTCAAAAAAAAGCCCCGTCAACGCCAGCTCAACGGGGCCCAAACGCTCTACGCTAGACTCTTAGTCCATACGGCTACCGCTGTAGATCTTAGCCTCAGGGAATATGCTACGGAAGTAGCGAGCAAAAGCTTCTGCTCCTGCTTCCTTAACAGAGATGCTCTGCGTGGGCAAGCCTGCTGGATCCCACAAGGTCAACGTCTTAGGCCTGTAGCTCTTACGGAAGCCTGCAGCCATAAGCGCCTTTGCTTCCCGGCTGTTAGTACGCTCTACGAAGATGTCCACCCAGCCAAAGCCACAAGCGTCACGCTCGCCTACCTGCGCATACATCTGCTGGGCAGCCGCCACAGCTTCTTGTTGAGCACCCGCCACAGCAGAGATGATCTGCTCTTTAGTAAAACCTTTCATACTAGCTCCTTAGTGTGTTGTGTAAGTCTATATTATAAGGCCCTTTCGGGCCTTTGTCAACCGCAGATTGCGTACTCAGCCAGCTCAGCCCAGTTACGACTGCCTGCCCGGCGGATCTTGACGCATTGGATCAGAGTACGCAGGCTCAACTCTTTCACACGGTCCTGTACCTCGGCGATCAAGTCCATGGCGTCCTCTTTGTGGACCTGTTCGTACTCGGGCATGAACTCACCACTGGTCAGTAGGTGACGCATACGTTCAACCTTTTGCTCTGTGGTCATGCTCAAGTCCACACACAGGCTTCGTGTCACAACGGCTTGATCCAATTGTGAGGAGCTCATGTTACTGATGAAGACCACACGACCTTTGAAGAGGAATGAGTTAGGCAGGTCCTCGTCCTTAAAGTCCGCACGCCATGTCACCACTCGCTGGCTGTATGAATCCAATGCTGTCTTCAGCAGGCTCAAGCTCACTGGATCTTTGAGTACGCTATCACAGTCGTCGAACACTAAGACTGAGTCCTTGTTTTCATACAGCAAGCGGAACAGACCCTTTGCTGTACTGTAGCCTTTGACCACTGTATAGCTCTTACGAGCGCGGATCTCACCTGCCTCTTGTAGGGTCACGTCCGTGAAGCCCCGGGCTCGGAGTGCTTGGACCACAGTATGGCTCTTGCCAAGTCCACCGGGACCGCAGATGATCACTGACGCTTGATCACCACCAGCCACCATGTTCACCATGTCAGTGACAAAGCCAAAGCGCTGATTGATTGTGAACTTACTGGGCACCACCACATTCTTGGGTGCTGTATAAGTGATAGAGACTGGACCGCTACCATCTCTGCGTTGACGGGGTGAACCATCGTTTTTGTAACCTCTTGGCATACTTGCTCCTAGTGTGTGTAAGTGTATATTATACGGCCTTAGGCCGCTTCTGTCAACCGAATTACGAAGCCTGTGTAGTCTTTTTTGGCACGTCCCTTGGCCTTCAAACCAGCGATGCTGCCTTGGGGATCTAGGAAGCGGAGGTCATGCTCATCAGCATTGATCACTGGGAGACCCATGTGTTCTTCAGGCAGACGATCAAACACCGCCGCAATATTGAGGCCTTGCTCGATGGCTTTGGCCACATCCGCATCGTTGCCGTCGGCTTTGGAAAATGTCAAGTGGTAGTTCTTGTACTGGCCGACCTTACGACCCAGGACCTTAGTGTAGTCATAGAACTGTACAGTAGGGAACAGTTCAAAAATGTTCTTGCCCGCTTCAGCTTCGTACTTCTCCCAGCTCAAGTCTGAGGTACCATTCAAGCGGAACACGGGAGTCAAGCCCTGCCGTTCTGCGAACTTAATACCCCGACGGATGTCTGCGACCAAGTTGGTCATAAACTCTTCACGATTGAAGAAGAACTCCACTGTCTTGCGGATACGAGCCTTTTGGATTGTATTGGTATTCTCACCGCGCTTGAACATGCCACCTCTGCCTGCTGTATTAAGGCAAGCGGATGCGCAACCTGCTGTGGCCTTGGGGCAGGTGTTGCGCCCGCTAAGGGTGGATGGGGCAAGGTGTAGGATGAATGATAGGTAGCCAAGTTTCGTTCCCTTTTGGATCTTGGGATTCGCTGTACTTAAGAGCTTGAACATAGTGTGTGTCCTTTAGTGTGTGTAAGTCTATATTATAAGGCCTTAGCCTAGGCTTGTCAACCATTCCTTAACATCAGGATCAACTTCCATCATGCGATCAAACTGGGCCGCAACCAGCATGTCACGCATGGCATAGTATTCGGCGCCACCCGCACGGCAGAGATCTTCCACGGCATGCATGGAAGGCATGCGCCATAGCATCTCGCAGATGAACTTTTGGTTGGGTGTGAGACCAGTGATAGTCAATTCGTCGTCGTCTCGCATTAGAATTCTCCCATGACAATCATGGCCACGAACATGGCCAACAAGGGTGCTCCTAGGACTACGAACAAGTTGAACAAGGCTGTGAACATTGGGGCTCCTTTTCTAGTGTATGCCTGTATTATACAGTCAATCTATTTGGATGTCAACCAAACGGCCTTCTCTAAAGATAAAGTATTCGTTGATAGGGCGGTTGCTGGATCCACGCCACGACCAAATGCAGTCGTTGCCGGGCATGAGTTCATATTCCTCGATGCCCCGGGCTTTATAGTGCTCGGTGACCAAGAGCACCTCCAAAGGGTTAAGACGTCCGTCGATCATTACCATTCTTTGTGATCTCCCAATGCTTCGTTGTCTCTGTAGCCTGCTGAGTAGGCTGTGATTTCCTCAGCGGTCATGTCTTTGAGCTCTACTAGATCTGAGGTGCTGGTAGCGCCCCGATAGTAGTGAGGATTGTAGGGTCTACGGTAGTAGCTATCGGCACTGCCCCTATCGTAGGGACCTCCGTGTCGTTGATCATATGATGTTGCCATTAGTGCTCCTAGTGTGTGTAAGCCTTAATTATACGGTAAAACCAAAGACCCGTCAACCTCTAGGGTTATTGATCTTGTCCTAGTAGGAAATCAAGTAAGTCTATGTCCAAGCGCCAATGGCTGTCATAGACCTGTGATTCTGCCCACATGAGGAATTCGTCGCTGTACTGGTTCATCACATGCTCCAGTAGAGTTCTGAGCTGGGATCGCAAGCTCTGGGACACTCAGTTTCGATGACTACATCAGCGCCTGTCATCAAGCTCTTCACAGTCTTGTAAGTAGGAAAGTATTCAAACGAGAATCCGTCCTTGGGCTTATACAAGCTCTTGAGCTCACGGACTTCTCGCTCCATACCTGCTTCGTCCCGCCCCGTGAACTGATAAGTGCCAACGCATCGTTGTCCTACCTTGTTGCGGCTACCGTACTTGGACACCCTAGTCAAGCGCCGATCTGCCTTGTAGATCCGCAGTGTGTACTCTTGTTTCATATCAGCTCCTTAGTGTCTATGTGTGTATTATAGCACCATTTGATTAGTCTGTCAACTGTCGATCCTTGAAAGTTTCATCATTGGCTAGAGGCTGTAGGAGATGGATCAAGCCACCTTCCATGGCACTGAGTTCAGTCTCGCGCTCTAGTCTGATGTAGTTCAAGGTCCATAGGCTGGGAGTGACATTGAAGTGTTCATTCAACCACTGCCAGCCCTTGGGATAGATTTGATGCTTCTTAGGCGCCCCGTGTGCCTTGGGCCAATGACTGTCCTGTCGGCTACGGATGAATCCCTTGCCCACATAGATTACTCGTTGTTCTTCATCGGTTAGGATGTAGACTCCACGTAGGGTTCTTGGCAGGCTGGCCCAGTCCTGGAATGGCCGGTGTTCAACACGGCAGTCGATGTTAAAGAACTCTTGAACCCTTGTGACTGTGTCTAATACTGTCATGCCAACTCCTTAAAGGTTCTGTGTCTAAGATCTATGGTGTAGGGCTTCTTCCACAGCTCTACCTGTGTGCTGTCCTGTTTCACATAGCCAATAGCCCGTGCTGTACGTCCCCGAGGCGGCTCTGTGAACACATAGACATGATTGGCTGTGGGATGCTCACCCCAGTCTGTGGTCTCTTGAAAAATATAGTGTCGAATCATAATTTAGTGAGTATCCATACTTTGATTGCAAATATAGCTGCCACTGCCAGTGTGATGTAAAGTGTCTGCATCTTGGGCTCCTTTTTAGTGTATGTGTTAATTATACTGCCATTTTAGTGAGTTGTCAACCAAAGGTGAACCCCGCGGCGTTTCACAACGGGCGGGGTTCTATGCCCTTGGGACACTACCCCCTCGGGACTTTTGCTCGGGACACTACCCCCGAGGCTGACCAGCATCGCACTGGTCGGAGCAATCTATGCTGTCTTAAATTCTTTGCCAACGTAAAAATCAATCAATCTACGTTGGATCATTGTTACCAAATCACCTGCGTCATCGGTCACGATGAATCGTACGGGGCAATTACCCCAGGTGTGCCTGTTCTGAAACTCAGCAAACCAACGCCTATGATCCCTGTTAGTGGGGTCGAAGGCCACATAGGGCCTTCCCAAATATGCCAGTTTGCTCATATTAGAAGGATGCTTCTTCCATGTCAGCCAACTGCTTCTCAACTTGAGCCTTGGTAACCTTGGCTGCCTTAATCTTGATACCTTCCAGTGTGGGCTTGGTCTTCACGGCCTTGGCCACTTTCACTGTCTTAGGTGCTTCACTGCGCTTGTCCAACTCGGCTTCCAATGCTGCCTTGGCCGCAGGGTTCTTGTCGGCAAAGCCAATCTCCAACAATTTTTGAACTGCCTGCTCCTTGGTCAAAGGCTCAGTGAAGGCTTCAATCTGGACATCAGTGTGTCCGCCCTTCTCAAGAACCTTAACGCGAAGAGCGTCATTGGCAAATCGTGCTTTGTATTCGCCATTCAGTTTAGAATAGCCAGCGTGTGTAAAAGTCTTAGTAGTCATTTCAATTTCCTATGTGTGTGTTGATCAATCAGTGGCCCATCCACTGTACTTACTATTATACTGCCTTTTGAATTGGCTGTCAACCATTTTTTATGAATTAACCGTTTCAAAAGGACTGTATTGTTCCTGGGGGAAAGCATCTTCCCATTCCACATTGACCTGTTCAATCCAATCGTAGACCATGTCAATGGGGCACTCCAACATCATGGCAATGGTCTTGGGACTATAACCTTCAATGTATAGTTGCTCAATGTCGTAGCTCAAATCCTTAATTTCAGTCATCGTAGGCCTCCTCGCCCATCTCTGTTACTCGTTCTTCAACCACAACCAAATCAACAATCCTAGCTGTTTGGTCCACGTCGCTGATACCTTGGAATGCTGTGCGGAAACTTTGGTACTCGGCCAGGAAGTCAAACACAGCCAATTTGTCCCATTCATCAGGAACCTCAAGCTCCTGTGTCAAAACGGTTTGAACTCGTACTGTTTTCATGCTACCTCCTCTTCAGCGGCCAAAGCCTCTGCCAACGGCACCAACTGCTTATACAACGCTTCATTGCGTTCATGTGTAGTGCCGCAGTACCAAACACCATCTCGCATGATGTAGTAGTATTCGCCACAGCAGTTATCAACCTGCTCAAAGAACTCTTCAAATGTGTGTGCTACCTTCCAGCTGACATTCTCTTCGCCGCGATCGCGTCCGTAAAAGGTACACATATCCTCGGTCAGTTGCTTGAACGCTTCTACTTCCTCTGCGGGCAAGACAAACTGGCTAAAGGCGTGCTTCTCGCCAATGTTAGGACGCAGGCTACTCAAGTCGCCCAGTGCTACGAGGTTATTGGCTTTGGCAGAGTCGTAGTGCTCTTGTAGGATAGCGCCATTGTGTGCCAAGTAGCCGTCCCAGTGGCAGTAGACTGACTTAACAATGTCACCGTGCATAATCCCAATACGTGAACGTGTTCCCATGTAGTGCTCCTAGTGTGTGTAAGTGTTAATTATACAGTAACTCGATGCCAGCTGTCAACCGAACTAACGGCATCCCAAACAGCTTCGCGCACCGCTGTGTCTGTAGCCTCGCTGTAGACTTCTTCCTTGCTCACAGCAATCAACAGGTTCATCACAGTGGCCCAGTTCAGAAAACGCTTGTTGGCCATCTCAACAATGTCGTTGATCACAGCATTGCCAGCATCTGTGAACATTCCATAGTCTTTCATATCAGCTCCTAGTGTGTGTAAGTCTTAATTATAACACAGGCCTGAGCCTGTGTCAACTCGTTTATGCGTGTTCTTTGTCTTCGACTAAGGTCAACATGTTAGCGGGCACACGCCAAAGTCCCTGCACGGTCTTGACTGTGACATACTTGATGGCGATCTTTGTAACAAAGCCAGTGATGTTCTGTCCAGTCTTGTTAGATGTGAAGCTGACGTTGTCGCCAACCATCAAACTACGGATTGTGGTCTTCTGCAGACGCGATTTGGCATACTTGACAGCATCGATGATGCTGGACAATTCACTGTTGGTAAACGAACCAAACATGATTGCACTGTTGATTTTTTCGATATCCATGATAGCTCCTAGTGTGTGTAAGTCTTAATTATACTGCCCTTTGGCTGTCTTGTCAACCAAAGTACTTGATTAAACCTGCGGCACAGATAGCTATACCCACAACGTTGGTCACAATCTGTGGCTTATTACGTACCCGAAAGCTCCAAACCAAGTACAGCAGACCCCCTAAGGAGCCTGCCACGATATTCCAAGGATACATGTCCAAGGACATCAAAGTATACATGGCCATGAAGCAGGCAGTGCCTGCCCACTGGATGATGTCATTAGTCTTCAAGTTCATCCTCATTCTCTGCTTCGTATTCAGCCATGCCGTCTGAGATACCAAACATGTCATCCAAATCCGCAGGGATCGCATCCTTGACAGTCACACTCGTGTAACCACCAATGTCATAAGTTTCATCACCGTTCTCATCGTGGATTCCACAGAAAGCCATGCCAGGCTCATAGTAGTAGGCACGCACTGTGAAGCCCTGCTCCATCAGTGCCTCATAGACTCCAGTAGGAGGGCTCCATGCTGAATCAAAGCCAAAGGTAATGCCCTTGTCATGTTGGGCATCATACTCAACAGTATCGTAGGGATTCACATCCCACTTGGTGCCCCATTCGTTGACACAGAAGTCATACCATGTAGCGTAGCCATGCTTCTCACGATTGGCATTCTCTTGCTCTACGAGCTTGATCTGCTCAGGGCTATCATCAGCACCCACGCGGCCAGCCACAATGTGTAGGCTTTCTGGAACGGGACGGGCAAAGTTACAGAACTTGCCTTCGTTAATTGCTTCAACCAAAGCATACATCTTGGTCTTGTCTTCGTGGTTGATCTCAACTGTGTTGTTGCACCAATTTGGCATATTCGCTCCTTAAAGTGTGTTAGTGTAAGTGTATATTATACAACCAAAATCATGCTTTGTCAAGCATTCGCATCAATTCATTGTTCAAAAAGTCCATCTCAGTCCGCTCCACATAGAAGTCTGTGGTGGGATCGTAGTAGGCACCTTCCTGGGGATCGTAATACAAGACACGACCTGAGAAGTTGAACGGACCTTCAAGCCCCTTACGGGGGCCATACTTGTCACGCATCCTATCCCCAGTGTCCAAAACGCGATATCCCATTGTCAGCTCCTTTGTTGCTAAGTCTTTATTATACGATCGGTTAAACCATTTGTCAACCAAAAAAACATGGCGCCGTGGATGGGACTCGAACCCACCTGATACTGATAGACAATCAGTTGCCCTCCCCGAGGACTACCACGGCTTGAATTAGATTGGGCGGGCTGAGCGAGCACCTCGTTTAATGTTCAGCCCTCAGGCCAACACCCTGTAACTAGCTAGTTAGAAAAGAACTAAAGGAACTCCGGACTACTTGCTCTATACCGTCTATAGTGCTAGTGCCTTCGTCATTACTGCCTGCCTTATCC